CCTGTTTCGTGAAGATAAACAAAAGTTCTACCAGCTTTTAATCCATTGATTGTTGTTATTGTATCAGTTGTATCAAAAGATTCAAACTCAGCAGCATAAGGCACTTCATAAACACCATAATCTGCCCAAGCACTTCTAGCCAAACTTCCTATGTACCAAAGATTTTCTGCATAATTATACGCCACCATTCTATCTATTTGATCAGAGTTAGCTGAGGCATAGAACCAAATAACTTCGTTATAATTAGAATTAGATGAACAATACACATCTTGTTTTGCGTTTTGATTTATGTCATCAAAAACATAGTCTTGAACACTACAGGGTATTTTTTTAACAGCACCATCATATAAGAAGAAAGAATCATTACTCATCCAAAAAGAATTACCAGATACATCAACTGCTGCATTGATACCTACGGCTCCACAATTAGAACCGATTTGTTTAAAACCAAATGTTAAAGGTGCACCAATAAATTGCATTTGATACAAAGCTGTATCTGTCCAGATCATGACGGCACCTCTTGATCTTACAGCCGTATTGATTTGGTTACCGTCAGTTAATCTAAAAGATCCAGCTGTGTTAGTTGCTGTTGGTGTCCAATCACTTGTTGATTCTTGATCAGACCATCTAATAAACATATTGTCTTGTGTGGATGTTGTGCCGATAGTTGTTTCTGTGCCAAGACAAATAACATGTCTATCATCACCAGAAACAATCATGTATCTAGATTTAGTAGGAGCACCACTCACCTCTGTTGTGCTAGCTCTATTGCTTGATAATCCTGATGAAGTGTCCCAATAAAATAGACCACCATTAAACTGTAAAGCTAATGCATCTTCACCCCAGTTATCAAGGGCCCATTTAGCGGATTCCAATAACACACCTTCTCCACCAGTCAAACCTTCACGAGTGGTATTCCATGTGCTTGTGTTCCATGTACCTGCGCCCCAACCATAGCCAAAAAGTGCCACTGCAGCTCCTGTGTTTGTTTGATAACTTGCATTAGCTGTAGCTCCTGTAGCACTACTTGATGCGTTAGCTGGGGCTTGTATAGTGTATGTGTTAGAACTAGGCACTGTCAAGATCTCAAATTCACCTTGTAGGTTAGCTTGAGTCAATCCTCCCACAGCACCACTAACACTAGCTATCGTTACAAAATCTCCAATTAAAGCACCATGACTTGCGTCTGTTACAGTAACTGTTGAGGATCCACTGGTTGTTGCAAATTGAGTTATGTTACCAGTCGCACTAGAACGAATAGGAGTTATATCTGCATAATTATCGTCAGAGTAAGCGTATAATTTTTTATTAGTTCCATAGATAATATATTTGACGCCGCCTAAATCAGAATAAGTAAGTATTGCTCTAGTAGCACCGACTAAGGCATCACTAGTTACTTTTTCCCAACCACCTATTTTTTCTGGTAAACCATAACGAAAACGCACGTTGTCGCAATCTACCCATTTACCCTCAGCACCATACTCAGTATTTTGTTTATCTATACCTGGCGCTATTTGTAATTTTGTTAGCGGCATACAATTCCTTACACGGCAGAATCGTAAATTCTAATGTAACGATCTGTTCCGTTTACATTTATTTTTATTGCACCAACTTTACTACCACCCTCATCTGTTGAAGTTGATATACTAGCAGTGCTTCCACTACCTGTGGTGCCATCGAATTTTATAAATTCTTGATCTTGATCATCTTGGTCTAATGATAAACAAGCTATGCCTCCTGAAGAATTAGCTTGATTTATTTCTACTAAAGCATCTGCTGGTGAATTTGTGCCAAAACCTATTTTATCAGCAGAACCATCTATGAAAAAAGCATTTGCTAAAGTATTTGTTTCTGCTCTAAAATCAACAGAGGCACCTGAGTCATTAAACGTAAACCCACCACCGTCAAAGTCTATTGCACCTGTAGCTTTTACACCGCCCACCACATGTAATTCTGTTGAAGGAGAGTTTGTTTTAATACCTACACGATCATTACCAGCATCTGTGAAAAATAAGTTTGCATCACCATTACCTTCAATTCTAAAATCTAAATCTGCAGAGGATTCATTAAATACAAAACCACCACCGTCAAAAGATACGTTGCCTGCCACGGTCAGTGTTCCGTTAGCCGTGATATTTCCACAATCGTTCAAGACATCGAACATAGTAGAACCATCAGAGTATAATATATGCTTGGCTCCTTGAACTAATTGAGTTCCTGTCCCTCCAGAGGGTTTAAATGTTAAAGTGTTACCGCTATGAGTGGTGGCATCATCAACAATATACCAGGTCTCCACTGCTTCCGTGCTCATAGTTGTTGCACCAGATAAAGTGCCTGTTAGTCTTATTATGGCATTACTTTGTTCATCAGTAGTAGAACCGTCTGTTGCAGTTAAAGAATCACTTGTGCTAGCAATGGCTATTGAAACATATCCTTTAGCTGCTGACTCTAATTTTTGTAAATTATTATTTGTAATGTTACCCCAGTTTCCAGAGTTTTCTCCACTGGCCTGAAGTTCTAAATTTAATGTGCTTGAAAATGTTGATGCCATTTATATCTCCTAATCTGTGCTTCCTGGTTCAACGTCAGAATAATCTACTGTTTGTGAATCGTCAACCTCGTTCCATATAAAAAAGTCAGGGGATCCAGTAGATAACGTAATTAAATTTTGAAAAGCCTCACCGAAGGCTGTTTCTTCTCCTATGGCAGATGTAATTACTCCTGCAGAGGTTGGTGATACGTTTGCACCACCTGTTGCTACTTCAGTGCCTAAAGTGAATGTTGCTACATTAGTAGACGGAGATATTGTTGCACTAGCTGTTACAGTTTCATCTCCAACACTAGAGGTAATAGCTACACCACTGACGAAAGGCGATCCTACGTTTTGTACGCCACCACCTCTGACAGATCCTATTGCAAACTCTGCTAATGCTCCGTGACCTAACATTCTACCTTGCCGTTACTGGCACTCCTTTACTACTTACAAATGGATGTTCTGCAAATGCTATGTAGATATATGTGCCACTAGATGAGTTTACATTACCACTTGTAAATCTTAATTTAAAACCATTAGATAATAACTCAGATTCCCCAGGGTCGGCTTCTGCAAGGTCACCGTCTGCTGTTAATCTGTTATTTTCAGAGTTAAAGCCATCTCTTTTGTTATCAAATATAAACCAATTTCCTGTGCTATCAGTCCTCTTTATCATCAGCCAAGCAGGTTTAAATCCTGTGTAAACAAACACTCCATTTGCATTACCGTTACCATTATAAAGACCAAACTTTGAGTAGCCTTTTTTTTCTGCGAAACAGAATGATAAATAATTATCTCCATCACCATTAGTGCCATTCGAAGTTCCTACAGTAAAAACGGTGCTTGTGGGTGCAGTGTCATTCCAAATACTGCTAACATCTTCCGTGGCTTCATCTGTATTTAATTTTATAAAGTCTGTTTCTGGTGCTGAAGTATTATTTGAATGATATACACACCAATCTGTGCCACTGTCTGTTCTATTTTTTACTAAAATCCAATCAGGAGCAACACCAAGTCCATGTGAAACTGTCCCTGCACTGCCAGTTCCTGTGTATGTTACAATACTAAAACCTGCTGTAGTGTTTGCTTGGTAGCTATAAGCAGGATTATTACCACTCTCAGAGCCTGAAGCCGTGGCAGTTCCACCATTTGCTTTCCATTGCCATGCTACAATATTAATAGAACCTTGATTGACATTTGAATCAGAACCTACGGTAAATCCGTCTGTATTAAAACTTGTAAGTCCTGCGGATACTGTAGTTTCTGCGGGTCCATCATTTACTTCAAATGCTTTTGTAACTCCTCTACTTGAATCATAAGTATTGTGATTTCTTGTTGCGTTTCTTGTTTTAATCCAAACCCAATCTGGTTTAAAATCACCTGCATTAGCATCATTAGTTATTGTGTTTGAACTTCCATTACCCGTATAAAGTTGTGTATGAAAATACTCTGAACCGTCATCTATTGTTGTATAAGCCATTATCCAAACTCCGCTAATCTTTTAGTACATAGTGCATAAAACCCTGATGGCACTGCATACTCAAAATTACCATACTTGCCGTCTGTGTTGCCACTTGATATGCTGAATGACGGGTTGCCAAAGTTTACCTCTGCAACATTATCAAAAGAACCATCATCATCTCTTAACCATACATCTGGAAAAAAAGTTTTTCCTGTGTATGCTGCAGATGGTATTGTCACAGTTGCACTATTCCCTGACGCAACATCTGAATATGAAACATTGTTGTTTGAGTTATCTTTAAACTGACCATTAACTCCAACCCACATTTTGTAATTATCCATATCCAAGGCAAATTGTAAAATATCACCACTAGATTGTGCACTAGCTGTAGAACTAGAATCATAATCTTCGTCATACCAATTTTCTAACCAAACACCTTTTCCATAAGAAGGATATGTGTTTGATAAAGAACCCCTTGGGTCGCCAGATTGTCCTCTACCATTATATAAAAAAGTAAAAGTTTCTGGATTTCCTACCACCCCACTTTTTACACGAAAAGTACCCGCAGCGTTACTTGCTTTAGTTTCAAAATACCACTTACCACTAGTGACCCCAATAGAAGCATGAACACCATCCCAATAACTTGTTCTAGATGTAGTAGCTTTTACATTACCCTCTGATAATGTCATATTAAGAGTAGGCACTAGTGTAGCAAAATTATTAGTACAGGTATCTTCTGTTACATCTAAAGCTGCAAGGTTAGATACTGCAAAATGATTATCTTCTCCTGATGTATCAGCACCTATACCACTAGAGTTTTGACTTGTTCCTGTTTGTTTAAACTCTAAGTAATAACCAGTATCACCATAAGTTCCTGTATATTTTATTGGAATCCAAACTCCATTGTCATCAAACTCACCAAAATCTGTGTGTGCTTTTGCTTGTCCATCAATATGATGTATCTCAGTTAGATAACCATCTAAAGATGAAGAGGTGCTTTGTTTTCTACCTATATATCTTGTATTTACAGTGTTAAAAGCAAAATCATGATTTTGACTAGGTCCACTATTATTATGAAATGAAGTTTCTATAACTCCGTTTACATAAATTTTTACTCTATCTGTTTGTGTTGATAAAGTAGAATCAGCGATTATAATTATATTATACCATGCACTAGAGTCACGAAAAAGTCTAGTAGGTCTCCAATAAAGGTCACTACCACCGTTTTCAAAAAAATAAAGTGTGTTGTCTGAAAATAATGATATGGCATGGTCACCTCCGACATCTATAATTCCTCCATAACTAGTTTGAGGAACATTACCTAATTTAAGCC